CGACGGTGGCGAGCACCGACAAGACGGCGCCGACCATCATCTGCAGCCGCGCCCACGCAATCGTTTCCGAATGCTTGAACCACGCCTTGATCTTTTCGAACCAGCTCATGCCTTCCTCCCATGCAGCCACACGGCGACGACCACGACCAGGACCAGGCCGAGCCCGCCGAAAAGGATCCATTCGTTGAAGTGCCAGCCAGCGCCGCCGGCGCCGGCGCCGATGCCGATCGCCGCCAGGATCCCGGCCCACCATTTCCGTTTAGGCGCCGGATCCTCGGGCTTGCCGGGAATGGGCAGGCTGGGCGGCGGCAGCGGAGCAGGGGCGGGCGCAGGAGCGGGTTTCGCCGGCTCGGGCGGTGCGGACGTCGGCGGCGCCGGCGTTTGCGCGCTGGCGGGCTTGTCTGCCGGCGTGGCGGCCATCAACACCGCCTGGCGGCGCACGCTGGCGACGCGGCCGCTCCAACCGCGGCCGAATTTCGGCCATGTAGGCAGGCGCTCGAGGAAGCCGAGGCGGGCGTCGCAGAGATCGTCGATCAAGACGCCGGCGGGCCTGGCGCGCACGGCCGCCAGCGTAGCCGGGCCGATGCGGCCGTCCGGCGACGCGCCGGCGGCGGCCTGCAGGTATTTCGCCGCCCGGCCCGGTCCGCTGTTCACCGCGAAGTCGAACACGGCATAGTCGACGCCGGCGGGCAGCTCGGCGCCGGCGATCGCATCCCAGTAAAAGCGGCGGTAGACCGTTGCCACCTGGGCGTCGGAGATTTTCCTGAGATCGGCCTTTGTGGCGTCGGCCTTCACATATTTGCGGAAATTGGCGAGCGTCACGCCCTTCATGGTGGCGCCGCCGGGATCGGCGGGATTGTCCGACCAGCCGCCTTCGGATTGCAGAACCAACGCCAGGGCGCGTGAGAAATTCCTGTCCATGCCGGGCCTCCTGTGGCGAGGAAGGTAGGGCCGGCTGGCGCGTGTTGCGTTTTAGAACGCCTATCCCCAGTTGCCGACAGCGGCGACGGTGTTCGAACCGATCGGCTCCAGCTCGAAGAAGCTGTCGATCGCCGTTTCGCAGGTGCCGGTCGGGCCGGCGGAGAAAGTCACCTGCGGGATGATCGTGCCGGCGGCGTTCACGCGAATGATGCCTTCGATCATGATGTCGGTCGTGACGGCGGTCGACGCGGCGGTCAGGACCGTCGCGGCCGCGCTGGCGACGCGGAGCATCTGCGGCGTCGCCAGGGTGCCCGCGGCCGACGACATAGCCAGCGAGGTGTAGTCGCAGGCCGTGAAGGTCGCCGTGCCGCCGAAACCGAAGGCCGTGGTGTGCGACGTCGCGCCCGTGTTGAAGGCCAGGCGCGCGCGGAAACGATAGGTCGTGGCCGCCGCGACCGTCAGGACATCGTTTGCGGCCGCGAAGATGTTCTGCGCCGACGTGCTGGAGTTCGACAGGGCGACTGTCGATCCCTGCACCGTGGCGATCTGCTTCGTCGTTATCACCTGACGGGAAGCCGCCACGGCTGCCGCATAGAACGCCTTGCCGTCGAACTCCCATTCGCCGGCGGCGACCGTGGTCTTGTTGACGCCCGCGGCCCAGACCAGGGGGGCCTGGGAGGCGGTGCCGGTCATGAGGCCCAAAGAGGCGGCCTGCAGTTGCAGGAGCTGCCCCTGGATGAAGTACGCGATGGTGTCGACGCCGTTTACCTTGTAGACGAACTCCTCGCGTCCATACTCGCCGCCCGCCGTGTTGACGACGATGCGGCCGCGCATGAAGCCGTAGATGACTTCCGCCCCGGCGCTGTTCAGGCCGACGAAATCATAGACGCCGAGCGCTCCGCTGTTAAACGGGCGGTTGGTGCTGACGCGGGGCGCGTCGCCGACCGCCTGCCAGAAATTGCCGTAGGCGCGCATGCGCGGATCGTCGCTGGCCGAGAAGGTCACGTTCGGCGTCGAGCCGCCGCCCCATGTCGGCGTCGCGGTGAAGTCCTGCGCCACCGTCGACACCGGCGCCTGGATGTCAAAGCCGTTGAGGTTGAACTTGCCCGGCGTGCCGAAGATCTTGTTCGGCGGAACGGTGCCCGTCAGCATGCGGATGTTGAGCTTGCCTCTCGTCAGCTTGGTCCAGCCGGACGCGGCGTTGCTCGAAATGATGCAGTCGGTCCACTGCTGGAACTGGTTGAGGAAATCGATCTCGAGGCCGGGGATTTCCTGCTCGACCGCCGTTGCCGGATGGTCGATGCGCATAGGCGACAGGCCGGTCGGTTCATGCTGGAAACCAAGCGCCACATCGCGCATGGCGATGCCGTTCTTGTTGTCGAGGATGACGCCGAAATTGCCGTAAGCCAGCGAGTAGAAATTGTCCCACGTCAACGACGCGCAGCCGTTGAGCAGCACTGCGGGCCCGGTCTGGTTGCGGACATGGCCGGATGTGAAGGTGCCGTAGCCGGTCGAATTGATGCCGGAAAGCTCGAAGGTGCCGGCGCCGGTGTTGATGTTGGCGACGGTGTAGACGCCGGACGGGTTGGTCGTGCCAGGCGCCAGCTCTGTCATGCCGGCGACTTCGCCGAGGAAGATCTTGTCGCCATTGGCGATCCCGCTGGCGATGAGCGCGGCCGAGTTGCAGGTGACAACGGCCGGATTTGCCTTGCTGATCGACGTGATCGCCAGATAGTACACCGACCCGCGCGTCACGTTTGGGATGTCGACGTGGTGCAGCACGTTGGACTGCGAGCCATCGGCCGCCGATGGAAGCGTGGTGTAATCGGACGTCAGGCCGCCAAGATAATCGTCGATCGTTCCCCAATGGCCGGCATTGACGTAGCCGTAGGCGGTCAGGCTCTTCGACTGGTTGATGATCGTCATCTGCACCGACGAGACTTCGGCGGCGAACTGCACATAGCTCGCCTTGGAGGCGTAGCCGTGCAGGTAGGATTTCGCGATGACGAGGTTCGGCGCGGCGTTCAGCACGCCGCCGGGCTTGGCGCGGCCGCAATAGAGCAGCACCGACGGCATGCTTGCGGCGTCGCCGCAGATCTCCAGCCCGTCGATGGTGACGACATTGCAGCCGGCGAGATCGAGCGCGATCTTGCCGTTGGCGTAGGACGCCAGCTTGAAATCCTCGATGCGGAACGACGGCTGCTGGAAATTCGTCGCGTCGATGCTGATGGTCGACTTGTACCAGCGCCCTTCGGTGCTGGCGGCATAGAGGAAGCCGCCGACCGCAAAGCTGTAGGTCTGCTTGATGAAGGCGATCATCGCATTGATGGCGGCGCCGCTGTCGACCGTCACATCGGAACTCAGGCTGCCCGAGCCGCCGAACATGCCCGGATTGAGCCTGTAGGCAATGCGCTCCCAATACCAGCCGGCCGTGTTGGAGGCGACGTAAACGCCTTCCTGCGGATCGCTGTAGGGGATCGCCGCGTTGACCGCCTGGAAGTAGCCGGCTCGGCCGGCCTGGTTGAGCCGCGCAACAGCGCCGGCGACCACGGGCAATGCCTTGAGCGCTGTCCGGTTCGCCACGATGGCGATGCTCGCCGCCGACGTCGCGGCCGCGGCCGCTGAAACAGCGGCGGCGGATGCGGACGCCGATGCCGCCGTGGCTGAATTGCCGGCGCTCGTTGCGCTGGTTGAGGCGGCCGATGCCGACGCGGCGGCGGCCGTCGCGGAGGCTGCGGCGGCGATCGCATAAGCCGACACCGACGAGAGTAGGCCGGCGATCGTCGTGCCGCTGGCTTTGATGTTTCCTGCGCCATCGCCCACGGCAATGTCGCCATCGCCACCGATCGAGATCTGGCCACCTGCAGTGCCATAAGCAGATTTCCAGCTGCGCTCGATGTCGCGCCGGTGCTCCTGGGTGACGATCGTCAGCGCGTCGAGATCCGCGTTCATCTTGGCGCTGTCGAATTTCTGGCTGGCGAGGAAATCCGACAGGCGCTGCTCGGGCTGGGCGCCGATCAGCTGGTAGACGTCGCCGGCGAGGCTGGCGACGGCCAGCGTCAGCGTGCCGCCGGCCTCGTTGCCGATGCCGCCCGGGAAGGAATAGTCGACGCCGAGCGCCAGCGTCGCCAGGACGCCGGCGCGGATCCGCTGCACCGTCATGCCGACGTCGAGCAACAGCTGGAAGTCGTAGGCCAGCACCGTGGTGCCTGCCGCCGGCGAGAGCGAGACGAAGCGATCGTTTGGTGTCAGCGCGGTCATGCCCGGTTTCCCTTGAAGGCGCCGCCGGCGCGAGGCCTGGCGCCGGCGGCGGAACAAGCGCAGGCCGGTGACAGACGGCTTGTGCGCGCGTCGGGAACTTTAGGGGCGGCTAGACCGCGTTGCGTTTTACGGGAAAGGCTAGGCCGGCTTCTTGGCCGGCTCGCCGCACCGGCCCTTGAGGCGTGCGATCTCCGGCGCGTGGTCCTCGCCGCCCATCGGGATGCCGATCATCGCCACGCCGATGAAATCCTGCGTCGCGGTGCGCGACTGCGCCTTGTAGAGGTCGGCGAGCCGCTGCCGATCGGCGTCGGTGCAGGTTCCGCTGCTCGCTACGGCCTTGATGCTTCCCGGAGGCGAGGCGCAGCCGGCCAGCAAGCAAAGGGCGGCAACAACCGCCGGATAGACTATCCTCATGATTTCCCCCTTTTCGGATCGACAGAACGGCCAATGCCTATACTCAATCCGAAAAGTTGTGAAGGCGAAGCCGGAAATCAACCGGGGACAAGGTTACCCGGCGCCCAGAAATAGTCCTGGTTGTAGTTCTTCTTCCAGAACTGCTGCTGGCGCTTGAAGGCCTTGTTGGCCTCGGGATCGGCGAGGAACTGCAGCTGGTCCATCACCACGCGCTCGAAGGCGAGTTTCAGGTACCAGATGTTCCCGCCCGGGATGTTGCCCCTGGCGAACTTCACCAGCTCGCGGCCGAAATGCGTCTTCTCGCCGCTCGCGAGCTGGATGACGTTGCCGGCGGTCAGGTTCCAGAAATCGTTCGCGCGGTCGACCAGCGGCCCGCCGATCGTCGAGGCGAAGCCGGATCCGTAGCGGTTGACGTTGGCGAACAGGAAATCGCCATAGATGCCGAGCCCGCCGCCCTGGAGAAGCGCGGAAGCCCAATAGGCCGGGTCGGTCATGTCGCGCGGATTGCGGCCGGAGGCCATCGCCTTCAGCTGCAGCGCCACGGCGCCGAACAATGTCGTGGAGAGCAGCAGGCCGCCGGCATAGGCGGCGCCGGCGGCGAAATCGCCCCTGGCGATCATGTTCTGCATGCGCATGCCGTGCAGCATGACGAAGACGGCGCCGAACGACTTGAACTGGAAGATCGAGCGGGCGAGCTCGCCGGCGACGGTGCCGGGCTGGTTTTCCGAGATCGCCACGGTGCGGCTGCGGTGGCTGCCTTCCGGCACCGCGAACTGCGTCTCGCCCCGGATCATCTCGAGATAGCGCTCGGCGAGCTTCGGATCGATGCGCTCGGCGATCTCGGCCGGGCGCAGGAGATGGTCCTCGTAGAGCTGCGCCTTGCGCATCAGGTCCCATTGCCGGTCGGTGAAGCCCCAGCGGCGGAACGTCGCCTGCAGGGCGTCGGGCATGTCCTTCAGCGCCTTGCCGATGTTGTTGCCGGCTTCGACCTGGAAGGCCAGGCCGAAGGCGTGCTTGGCGGCCTGCGTCCACGGCGTGAGACCGGAGAGCGTCAGCACGCGGTCGGCGATGTAGCTCGCCCATTCAGGCCCGCCGAGCGTGCCGACATAGCGCGCCTGGGCGTGGAAGGCATGCACGGCCGCGTCGAGCACCAGGCCGGCCTGCACCGCCTCGCGCTCGGTGTGCGTGGTGAAGCCCTTGACGATGTCGGTGATGGCGTTGCCGACCGGCAGGCCGGCGAAGCGCCGGGCGATCACGGTCGTGCCGACGTCGGACACCGACGAGAGCGCGGCCGAGCCGAGCACGCTCGAGGTGATCAGCGAGCGCGCCGCGGCGAAGGCGTTCGCCCATTTCGAGCTCACCGGCGTCTCGAGCTGGCCGCGGATCGAGCCCCAGACGGTGTCGATCCGCTTTTGCGCCTGGCGCGCCTTGTCGAGCGCCTTCTCGGGCTTGACCCCGCCGAGCCGGCCGGGCTTGCCGGCGGCGATCAGCTCGGCCTCCTTCAGCACCGCCTGTTTCATGAACTCGACGGTGCCGGACGGGTTCGGCCCAAGGATCTCCATGGCGGCGATGTCCTTCGACATCATGTTGATGTGGCCCATCATCGCGGCGTAGATGTCGCCGCCGCCGCCGAAATCCTTCTGGTACTGCAGCCAGCCCTCGGGATCCTTGAACACCAGGAAGCGATGCTCGGCGCGCTGGTTGGAAAGCGCGCCGCGACCGAGCGCCTGGCGCGACGGTTCGCGGCTTTCCCAGCCCTCGGTGGCGACGTTCGACCAGATCTCGTCGAGGATCCCGTCGAGCTCCTTCGCGTCGACCGCCTTGCCGGTCAGCGGATGGCGCATGCGCTTGACGTCGAGCAGCGGGCGGATCGCGTCTTTCCAGACCTGCAGGCCCGTCTTGCGCAGCGCGCGCGGGTCGTGCCACTGCGGCAGGCCCCAATTGTCGAGCTCCCCGATCGCGCCGCCGGCGGCGTTGAAGCGCTGGCGCAGCCATTCATGCGTGTTCTTCCATGCCTGCGCCAGGCCCTTGGCGGCGGCGTCGCCGGTGTCGACGCCGAAGGCCTCGCGCAGCACGTTCTCCATGTCGGCCGCGTTCCAGCGGCCCTTGTCGCCGAGCAGGCGGCCGCGGCGGAAGTGATGCAGGAAAACCTCCATCTTGGCGTGGGCCATGCCGAGAATGGCGCCATGCCGGCCGGCGACGCTGGAGAATTTCGCGCTGCCGAAATGCTCGAGCTTGTCGATCGCCGCCGCGGCGATATCAGCCTTGCCGGCCGGCGTGCGGTGGCTGCGCAGGTCCGCGTCGATCTCCTGGATGTTCTTCATGGCGAGCTTGGCCTTGCGGCGCTTGTGCGCCGTGTCGGCCGCCAGGCTCTCGAGTAGATCCTTCCTGGCCTGCTCGGCCGCAAGCGTCGGATCCGTGTCGGCATGGCTCGAGCGGAAGCGGTCGAAATCGCGCTTCAGCCGCTCGGCGTCGCTTTTTTTCAGTTCGCCGCCGTCGACGGCGGTCGCAAGACAATCCTCGAAGCTCATGCGCGGCAGGCCTTCACGATGGCGGCGAGCTCGTCGCCGTGCTTGATGTCGTCGACGTAAGCCTCGAGCGACATCAGCCGGCCGTCCTCGCCGGGCAGCATCATGCCGCCGAATTCCTTGATCTCGGCCGGCGAGATCTCGAGCTCGGGATCGACCGTCGCCGGATCCGGCATGGCGCCGGGTTCGGGCTCGAGGCCGCGGCCGGCGCTGGCGCGCTGGAGCTCGGCGTCCGACCAGCCGGGCAACGGTTCGGCTTCGCGGCCGGCCGTCGCAGTGACCAGGTCCTTGAATTTCGCACCGGGAATTCTGTCGATGTCAGACAGCGTGACCGGTTCGTCGAAGCGCTGGGCGATGACATTTAGGCCTTCGCGGCGGGCGTAGGTCATGTAGGCCTTGGTGCTGCTGACCTGTGCGTATGTTATGCCGGCAGCATCGATCGAGATGCCTGCCTCTTTCTCTCCCAGCCCGGTCAGCCTGACCAGCGGCAGCCGCCACGAATGCAGGCGCTGCGCCAATAGCCGCTCGAGCTCGACGTGGCCGGCCATGTTCTCCGGAAGCATGTTGAACTTGCCGTCTGGCGTAATGACAGCCGCCCATTGCCCGGGTCGGACAGCCTGCTCGGCGAGCATCTTTTGGATTGTCAGTCGCCGCGCCCCAATTTCCTGCAGCACATCGCGCATGGTTCCTTCGACGTGCTTTTGCGCGGCGGGCTCATCCATCGATGAGAACGTGTCCTCGCTGCGCACCAAGACGCTCTCGAGCGCATCGAGCGGGTGCATGCCCTCGTCGATCGACAGGCGCGCGGCCTGGTGCACGATCGCGTCGTCGACGCCGGGCCCGGACGCGGCCGAGATCTCGGCGACGGTGCGCTCGACGCCGGCGCGCCGCGCCTCGAAATCACCGGCGCGGCCGATATCGGCCTGGTCCGCGCGCGCCAGAACGGGATTGCCGCGCAAATCTTCCTCGAGCGAGGAAAGGAGATCGGCGACGCTGGTCGTCTGCACCTCGCCAGGGCGGCCGATATAGCCGGCCTGCTCCGCCGCCTCGCGCGCCTGGTCGAGCGTCATGCCGTCCTTCTTGACCAGGCGGCCGCGGAATTTTTCCGAAACCTTGTCGGCGCCGATCGCCGCCAGCTCGCCCTGGAAATCCTGGATGCCGCCATGGTCGATCAGGAAGCCGGCAAGGCTGCGCGGCTGCTTCACGTCGGCCGGCGCTTCACCCACGATATCGTTGGTGATACGCGCGACCTGGTCGGGATTGGCGAGCGTCAATGGTTGCCCGTCGTCGACGGCGCGGTGCGCGGCGGCGATCGCCACGTCGTGCTGCTCGGGCGAAACCGCGCGCGGCCTCGTCGCGTCGAGGTGATCGAGCGTCTCGACCTGGTCGAGCGCGCCGCGCGCCTCGGCCGGCAGCGCCTCGCGGATCTTGGAGAGCTCGCCGGCGGCCGCGCGCGTGTCGCCCTGCATCGCCTGGCGCAGCGGCTCGGCAACGCGCGGATCCGCCGCCGCCGCCTCGCCGGCGGCGTCAAGGCCTCGGCCGAACAGCCGCCCGGCCGCCTCGCCGGCGCCGTGCAGGCCTCCGCCGACGAAGCCGCCGAATGCCGCGGCCGTGGCGATGTTGCGCAGCGCGACGTCGAGGCCGTTGTCGAGGCCGGCCTGCTTGCGCCAGGCCTGCACGACCGGCTGCAGCGCCGCCTCGCTGGCGCCGTTGATGAACGCCTCCTTCGCCGCCGTCGATAGGATCCGCGAGGCGACGGTGCGGCCGGCGCCGGGGCCGCCGCCGAACGTCATCAGCGAAAGCTGCAGCGGATCCCGCAACGTGCCCGCGAAGCCGCCGGCGACGGCCGCGCCCATGCCGGCCAGGCCGGGCCGGGAAGCCATCAACTGGCCGAGCTTCTCGTCGCTCTGGCGCGCGATGCGGATCGCGTCGCCCTCGATCGAGCGGTTGAGCCGGTTCGCGACATTGGTGTCGGGGATCCGCGCGGCCGCGATCTCCACCTGGTGCTGCCAGTCGGCGACGCCCTTGCGGATGACGGCCGCGGGATCCTGGTCGGGCTGCGCCTCGCCGCCCTGCATGGCCGAGAACCGCCGCTGCTCCTGCATGGCGGCGTCCTCGAGCGCGGCCGAGAACTTGGCGCGGTAGGGATTGTCGAGCCGCACGCCGGTATCGCGGAACACTTCCTTGTTCCGCTCGTCGATCGCCGCCTCCATAGCGCCGGCCGACGCGGTGAGGTTGTCGACATATTTCGCCTGGTCGAGCGCGGCGGCGTAGATGTCGCCGAGCGAGGCCTCGCCGCCGGCGAATGTATCGCCAACATTGACCTGCGGTCTTTCGAAAACGAAGCTCATACGGGGTCCCCGCCAGCGACGAGCGAAGCGAGCGAGCTTACGGGCGGGGCAGAGGCCCTCATCTGAAATTACCCGGGTTCGTGGGCAGCACCTGGTCGCCGAGCCGCGGCTTTTGCGTCCGCTGCAGCATGCCGAGATCGAGCTCGAAATAGCCGCCATTGGCGCCAGGCACATAGCGCGGGTCGCCGTTCGCGATGTCGCCGAGCGCGATGCGGTACTTGCCGATCGACGTCATCACCAGCTGGCCCTTGCGCAGATCGGAGATGGCGATCGGCACGCCGTTCGCGGTGCCGATCGCCTTCTGGAACAGCATGTCGTCGGCCGACAGGTTCTGCACCATGCCCTGCACCGATGCCGCCTCGATGTCGGGCGGCGCCACGGTCGCCAGGCCGTTGACGGCGGTGAGCCCGCCATATTTCACGCCGTCGCGCTTGGTGGCGCCGAGCACCTCGTCGAGCGTGTCGAGATAGAGTTCCCGGGCCGGGCTGCCTTCAGTGTCGAATTGCTCCATGTCGATGCCGCGCGCGGCCGCTCTGGCCTCGAACAGCGTCGAGGCCGTCTCCACCGTCGAGCTCATCGTGTTCGGCAGGGTGAGCAGCGCCGGGCCGATCTCTTTTGCAGCGGCGGACTGCAATTTGCCCGCCGGCGGCAGCGGGCTCTTGTAGCCGGGCTGGTTGCGCCGATCGAGCACGTTGGCGATCTCGATCGCCGGGCGCTGGTCGCCGGTCGTGTTGACCAGGGCGGCGACATGGGCGAGCACCGGCGCATCCTTCGAGATCTCGGCCAGCGCCTGTGGCGTCGCGGATCCGAAACCGGCGGTGAGCGAGGAAATGATCGAGGGCAAAGCCAGCGGCGTCTGCTTGATCATCTTGGTGAGGCCGTCCGTTTCGGCCGCGGTGAAGTATTTCGGCTGGATGCCGTAGTGCTGCGCGATCGCCGTCGCGTCGTTGACGCGCTCGGTGATCGAGGCGGCCAGGTGCTCGCTGTCGGAAAAATCGAGCGGATCGACCTGGGCGACGCCGGCGCGGTTAGCCCATGTCAGCGGATCCGCCGACAGGCCCTTCTTCATCTCGTCGCGCAGGCCTTCCATGACGTCGAGCGTGGTGAGCGCGGCGTCGCTCGCGCCTTCCTTCTGGATCTTTGCCTGCATGGCGTTGATCTGGGCGTCGATCACTTCCGGACGCGAAGCGATATGCGCCTTCTGCCAGTTCGCCAGGCTGTCGAGGAAATCGAGATTGGCGGACAGCTGGGCGTCGCCGGTCTTGGCAACCTCGTTGTGCAGCAAGGTTCTGTTGGCGTCCGGAACAGGCCAGCCTTTTTTCAGCGTCGATATCTGGCCCTCGATCGTCTTGTCGAGAGCGGCCGAGCGCTTGTTCGCCGCGACCTCGTCGGCCTGCAGCCGGCGCACCAGCTCGCCGTTGACGCTGTCATAGGTCTTGATGTCCATCTGGCCGACGAGGCCCTCGCCGGCCTGCCAGTCGGCCTGGAACTTCTGCGCGTAGGCCGCCCGCGCCGCCGGATCCTTCTGCGCCTCGAAGCCGCCGAGCACCCGCGCCGAGATGATGCCGGCGACGGCGTCGGCCTTCTGGCGCGATTTCTGCAGCGGCGTCAGCGGCGAGCTGTCGATCGACTGCGTCAGCGCGCCGAGCTCGCCGGAGATCGCCGCGTCGGCCTGCGCGTCGGTGCCGCCGGCGGCGGCCAGCCGGTAGACGGAAGCGGTGCGCGCGGCGATGTTCTCCTCGAACGCGGCCTGGTTGGCGCTTTCGAGGTTCGAATTGAACTTGTCGACCGCCTGACGCACCAGGGAGAGCTTCTGACGGGAAAAGCTATCATCGATCATCGCGGCCATCGCCGGCGGCTGATCGCGCACGTAGCCGGCGCGCAGCGCGTCGAGCGCGTTCGAAAGCTCGGCCGGCTGGCCGTCATACTGCAGCGCCAGCGCATCCATCTGGCCGCGCATGGCCGTGTCGGCGCGATTGACCGCTATGTTCATCGCGGCGTTGTTGTAGGCGTCGCCACGAATGGTGCCGGCCGCGACCTGCGGCGTAGGCGCGAGCGCGCCGGTCAGCGTGACCTTGACGGCGCCGGCGGGCGTCTGGCCGCCGCCACCGTAGAACTGCGCCTGGCTCTCGTGCAGCTGCTTGGCGTAGGAAGTCGCGTCGGCAGCATTGTCGAACTTGCCGAGATGCTGGCCGGTCTTGCGATAGAGCTCGATCGCCGCCTTGTCGCTTAGGATCTTGCCGTCCGGCGAAACGGTCGGGATCAGGATCTCCTTGCCGTCTTCCTCGAACGACATCGAGCGCACGGTGGAGATCGTGCCGTCCTGGTTGTTGACGACGGGTCGGTGCGCAAGGTCGATATTGCCGGCTTCGACCAACCCGGCCGGCTTGCCCGCCGGCGCGGCTGTCGCGGCCGTCGCGGCGGTGGCTGTGGGGTCCACCGTGGCACCACGAATGATCGCGGCCTCTCGTTGGCGGCGCTTCGGGTTGGCTGAGAGCTTCGAGACGGCGCCGGCTATGGTTTCCACATTACCTGATTTCACGGCATCGACGATGCTCGAGGGCAGGGAACCATAGTTGTAGGCAACGGAGAGCAGGCCGGTCTTGGCCGCCTCTGGAAGGGCGGCGAACGCACCGCCGGTATCGCGATTTGCGGAAGCTGCAAATTGCCCGAGCCGGCGCGATAGGTCGCGCTCGGCATCGTCGCGCGAGATCTTCATCCCGGGCGTCGTCTTGCGCACCGAGCCATCCGGGAGGGTGATGGTGTCGGATCCGTAGCCGACACGGTAGGCGTCCACGTCCCAGTAGGGTCGAGCCTGGAAACCTTCCTCGCTACGAATGAGTGAGACGGCCGAACCCGGCGTCGTGCCAGGCTTGCCGGGCGTCGTGGCGCCGCTCGATCCGTCGAAGGCGAAATCGACGCCGGGCATCTGCACCTGCATGGCCGCCGCCTGGCCGGCCTGCTCACCCTCGCGCTTGGCGGCCTGGTCGGCCCACGCGCCGAGCCTGGCCGTCAAGCGGCTGGTGTCGGCGGCAATCGAGGCCAGCATCTCGGGAACGCCGGTCCTGGTCGTGACCTCGATATTGCCGAGCCGCGGCGCCTGGGCGTCGAACTTGGGGATCCCCGCCATGCGTCAGCCTCTCTGCAGCACGTCGACGCCGAAGTCGGCGATCTGGGTTCCGGCCTTGAACAGGCTGCCGGTGAATGCCGCATTGCCCTGCATCGCCGCCATGCGGCCGGCGCGGCGGCGCTGCAGCTCGCGAAGCAGCGCCTGGTTGCCGGCGATCGAGAGCTGGTCCTCGGCGTCGTGGGTCGCCTGCTTGCGCGCCTCGCCGACCGAGACCGAGCCGAGATTGACGCCGCCGGCGGCGAAGGCCACGGCCTGGTTGCTGATCGTCTTAGCAAGCTCGGCCTTCAGGGCGGCGCTGGTTTCGCGGCCCTTGATGAATTCGTCCTTGGCCGCGAAATCCTGCTGCGCCTTCTCGTTCTGGCCTTCGACCGCCGCGGCGGCGCCCGAGCCGATCGTGGTCAGCGCGCCGAACACGGACCCTGCGCCCTGCAGCAAGGTCAGCGCGCCCGAGCCGACGCCGCTGGCGATCGCGCCGCCGGCGTTGGCGGCCGCCCATGTGCCGGCGGTCGCCGCGGCCGTGCCGCCGCCGAACAGGGGTGCGAGGAGTGCGCCGATCATCTGCATCGCGTTGCCCTCATGCCGCAACAGACTTGGTGACGGAGCGCATCGTCATGAAACCCGGATAGGTCTGCGTGACGGTGACGCGGCCGTGATCGGTGAAGCCGTGCATGCCCTCGGCTTCCACCTTGCCGGTGAAAGGCCTGGCGAGCGGCCCCTCATCGAAATAGGTGTCGTTGTTGTTGCGCAGCGGCAGCGCGGCCACCGGCCCGTCATTGGCGCGGATGGCGATCGACGTCGTGTCCATCACCGAGAGCTCGAGGCGGTTGACGCGCTTCAGCCGCGCCATGCGGCCGCGCGTCTCTTCCGTCAGCGACACCTCGGGATCCGTGGCGAACGGCGCGATCCACGTGCCGACGCGGACGCTGGTCGCCGCTTCCGGCAAGGTGATCGAGCCGCCGCCGACCAGGAACGGCCCGTAGACGCTGTCGTTGGCGACGGCATAGACGTTGCGGCCGTTGAAGCGGGAAAGCCCGGATACCGTGACGCTCGAGGCCTGCACGATCTCGATCGCCTCGTCGAGCAGCTTGTCCGGATCCTGCCTTTCGAGGCGCAGCTCGGTGACGCCGTCGACCTGGCGCTCGACGAGCAGCCAAACGACATTGTCGTGGTCGGCGCAGCCGGCACGGAACGCGCCGTCCGTCGACCAGGGCGCGAAGCCCGACACTTCCTGCGTGCGCATCAGCGTCAGCGCCGTGATCGTGCCGTCGCTGTTGACCATGATCATCAGGTCGCTGTCGACGGCACCGAGTGCCCGCCGGCGGAACATGTCGACGGGATCCTTGATCAGGTTCGCGGAAAGCACGCTGGCGTTCTCGGCCACGAAATTCTGCTCGAGCTCGGTGTAGCTCACCATGCGCAGCGTCGTGCCGCCGTCCTGGATGTGGAAGATGGCGCTGTCCGAGCTCACCGGCGACGTCTCGGCCTTGAGGCCCGGCGCGTCGCTCGAGCCGAACTGCGGCGCCTCGTCGGCCGACAGCACGGCGTTCTTCATGAACGACAATTGCTGGTCGCCATAGAACATCAGCGTGCGGCCGACGAAGATGTCGCGGATCGAATTGTTTTCCGAGCTGTCGATCTCGTAGGAGAAGGCCCTGGTGGCGACGTCGATCTCGGTGTTGAGGTTGAACGGGTCGCCAGTGACGGAGGCGAGCACGTCGTTCGGCCGGCTTTTCAGGCCGCCCATGACCAGCCGCTGCTGCGCGTAGCGGCCGACCGCCGGCCAGCCGCGCAGGTCCGAGATCATGTCCTCGCCGGCGGTCTTGCCCTGCGTCGTGGTGCGCACGCGCACGAAGCCGGTGCTGCTCGACAGCGAATTGCCGACCATCGCCAGCCAGTCGCGGTTCTTGTTGTCGTCGCCGGTGAAGGTCACCGTGTATGTCTTGGCATCGACCGCGACGACGGTCATTCCCGTTCCCACATTCGGCAGCGCCTCGAGCGCCGACTTGATCGCGGCCGCCGTGTTCGACGGCGTCGTGGTGTCGACGGTGATGCTTGTGGTGCTCTGGCCCTCGCAGATCAGTTCGAATTGATCGCCATTGCCGATGTCGAAAAGCCGGACCTCCTGCACCTCGTTGACGCCGTTGACGTAGACGCCGCCATAGTCGACGCGCGGCATGTTCTCCCACACGATCGCGTCGCATGACCATTCGGTCGAGCTGCCCAGCCGGAACACCTGCTGCGAGCGCAGATCCTGCTCGAAGGCGAGGATGCTGTCGTATTTGGCCTCGAACTTGATCGTCCGGAGCAGGGCCTCGCTGGCAGGGAATGCCACGGCGGCGCGCCAGGCGCCGTTCTCGAAGATGTCGATATTGCCCTCTGTGACGACATACTGGTGCGGCATGCCCTGCTCGGGCGCGTAGCGGCGCACGATGCCGTCCGACCGGGTAGCGCTCTCGGCATAAAGCGCGATGCCTTTGAAGGTGACGGCGCCGGCGGCCGTGGTGGCGTCGACGCAGACGCGGAATTTTGTGGCGCTGATGCCGGCATGGCCCGGCGCGCCGCTGGCGAAACGGCGCGAATGGCTGCCGAGCGTGATCTTGATCGGTGAGCCGAAGGCCTGCCAGGCCGCGCCGTCCCAATATTCGGCGAGCAGCGCGTTATCGGCCGCGGTCGTGGCGATCGAGACGCCCTTGATGTCGATCATGTGGACCAGCGTCGCACCGACGAAATCGCACTGGAACAGCACGTAGCGCGTGGTCGAGACTGACCCGGTGGTGATGGCGGTGCCGGCGAGAAGGTCCGTTTCCGAGCCGCCGTTCGGCAGCGACAGGATCGTCGTGTTGATGGCGATCGCCGTCAGCTTGCGCCGCGCGCGGCCGAAATCGGTCGTGCCGCCGCGCGTGGTGAAACCGCCCTGCGGAAGCAGGATGATGTTGTTGCCGTCCGACAGCGAGCCGGCGACGAACTTGGTGTCGCGCCGCTCGCGGATGTGCGGGTCGAGCACGCCATAGGTGAAAGCCGCCTGGACCTGGGTGAAACGCGCCATGCGTCAGCGCCTCCGGCCGCAGGCCGCAAGCCCGACCGGGCGTCGCGCCAAGTGGCGCGCCCCGCCGGAGGGCCAGCCGCGAAGCGGCGGTGCGGCCCGTGAGGCAAAATCGGAAGGGCGGGCTTCACCAACCAAAGCGGGCATCCTCCGACGAGTAGCCCGCCCGGACGTCGACCAGCGGATTGCGGCCGCCGGCGGGCTGCTTCGACGGCATGGCCTGGGTGTCGAGATCCGCGGCGATCTTGAACTGTCCGCCTTCGCCCTGGTATTCGGGCGGCCCGTAGGCGTCGCGGCGCAGCGTGGCGCGCAGCGTCGGATCCTCGCGCACCTCGAGCGCATATTCGGCGGCGAGGCAAAGCGTCATCAGCTCGCGGAAATAGCCCGGCCACTGCGCCGGCGGCGGGGAAATCTGGAACTCGGCGAAGCAGATGCTCGTCGCGGTGAAGACGCGGTTCTCCGAGATCTGGAAGCGGAGCAGCGGCACGTCGGAGGTGGCGCTGTCGTAATAGGCGCGCGGCAGCGCAAGGCGTGACGGCGGCATCAGGAACTGCGTCTTCCAGCCGAGCGGCGGCGTGTCGGTGAGCGGCGACAGCGCCTCGAAGCGCGTCGCGAAATGCCAGGGATATTTCGACAGGATGTCCTCGAGCACGGCGTCGTAGGTGTTGACGACTTCGACGCCGGCCGGGCCTGGCTCGGCGTCGGACTGGATCGCAAGGCAGCCGATGCGCCCGAGTGCTCGATTGATGATGGTGACGCGGTCCATGGCGATCCTGGAAGAAAGAGGGGACCGGGCGGCCCTGCGGCGCCGCCCGGTCTATGGTTGCGATCAGCCTTCGAGGTTGCGGATCGCCACCAGCATCCAGCCGTTGCCCTCGGCGAAGGCGGTGACGGCGGAGGCCTCGATCGAGAAAGGATCGGTCTTGGTGCCGACATTGGCGGCGGTGATCGCCGAGCCGGCGACGGCCGCGCCCATGGGCGTGCAGTTGGCGGAAGTCAGCGCGATCACGCCGCCGGTCACGTTGGTCGTGCCGATCTCGAGGTTGAGCGAGGCGAGCTTGGCCGCGGTGGTGACCGGCTTGCCGACGCGGAAATCGAACTTCTCGAGCTTGAACGCATAGCCCGGTACATAGTCGGTCAGCACGTCGCCATTGCCGGCGATGTCGGCCAGGTTGACGAAGAAGGCCAGCGTCTGCAGGCCTGCGCCCTGGGTGACGTTCTCGCGCGTGATCCCCACGACGCCGCCGGCGTTGCTCGAGACGATATACTCGCGCAGCGCCGGCGTGCCGTCGAGGTCGAGGCGGGCATAGATCTTTTCGCCCACCTGCATCTGGCCGGCGAGCGCGTTGAAGTAGCCGGCGGTTTCGACGGTCGGGGCGTCGTCGTCGGTGGCGAGCTCCCAGTCCTGCAGCTGCTTGATCGTGGCGCCGGAACCGTAGCTGATGCCGGCACCGACACGGCGGATCCTGCCGTTTCCGATAATCCTCATGTCGAGGCTCCTGTTTCAATGCCGGCATCGCCGGCGGGTTTCGTTGAAGAAGCGGCGGCCCGGCCTTGGCCGGGGCGCCTGGTTACGGCGTCGGCAGCGAGATCGCGCTCGCGTCGTACTTCGCCTTGACCGGCACGGTGCCGGCGGGGAGGAGCAGCTTGGAGCCGATGCGCATGCGCATGTTGTGGGTCCAGCAATCCTTGCGGTTGTCCCAGTCGACCGAGCCGGTGAGCTCGCGGACGTAGCCGAAGCCGATGCTGTCGCGATGCCACATCAGGCACGTGGCTTCGGTCGCGTTCACATCGCCCTCGCGGATGATGCTGTCGGACAAGGCAAAGAGGTGAATGCCATGCACGGTCTTGGCGAGCGCGCCCTTGGTCATCGGCAGGTCCGGACCCTGGTAGTCGGCATTGGCGACGCGCTTGTCGCCGATGAGCTGCGACCAGGACACGCTGTCGACGGCGAAGAAGATGTTGCCGTCCTCGACATTGACCTCGGCCGCCATCAACGACTGCTTGGCCTTGATCATCGTGTCGAAGGTCATCAGGTTGGCAAAGGCGCCGACCGGCGTGGTCGTGGTTGCCTTCAGCGCGCGCACGATCGTCTTGTCGTGGACGCGGCCGAGCGCCATCGCAGAGCGTTTCGCCACCGCCTGCTGGCGGTTGACGGTCATCTGGTCGAGATCGTCCTCGTAGACTTCCTCGAATGCCCGGCTCTTGGACGTGTCGACGCCGACCGTGGTGTCGTTCGGGTTCGAAGGCTTGGCCTCGTCGCCGCGCTGGACGTTCTCCTCGGCTTCGACCTTGCCGAAGATCGGGAACCACATTTTCTCGCCGGTGATCTTCTCCGGCGGCGTCGTGGTGTTGCGCAGCGCGAAACCGCCAGCCTGGTACTGATGCAGGGCGGTCGAACGCCACTGCTGCACGTAGTGATTGGGTGCCGATTGGGACATGGCATCTTCCCCGTGAAAGAGTTGCGAAAAGGGTTCGCGGGGCCGAGTGCCAGTCCGGATTGCGGGCCTTTCCTGCTATGCAGGCCGGGTGCCGCCGCCGCGCCGGGTCCATCCACCGTTGGACGGCCAAGCTAAGCGCGGAATTGACGTGTTGCGTTTTAGGCTCTGAAACGCCAAAGGCCCGCCGCATCGCTGCGGCGGGCCTTGCATGTGGCGGGGAAGGGCAATCAGTCGGGGTACATCTGCTTGAACAGCCGCCGCGTTTCCTCGGCGAAAGTCGGATCGAACTTGTCGTGCCGGGTGCTGTCGTTGCGCGGATCCGCGACACGTGCGTCGAGATCCGACTTGGAGATGGCGGTCTGCTGATTGCCGCCGCCGGGATTGAACGACTGGTTCATTCCGGATTTCATGAACATCTCGACCACGCGCACGCCGTCGAGCGACGTCGTGAGCAGGCGCAGCTCGCCCTTCATCTTGTCGTCGACGACCTTGCCGTCGAGCTGCTTGATCCAGTTCTCGGCGACGGTGAGCCGCTCGCCGCCGCGGGCCTGCTTCTCCTCCGGCGTGCCCTTGAAGTCGGACGGCGCCAGCGAGGTGAGCAGGCCGGCGCTGTCGAAGGGCTTTTCGATCCAGCCCTTGTCGACGGCCAGGTCGAAGAATTTCGGGATGGCGCCGAGCTGGTCGGCGGTAAAGCCGGATTGCTCGGCGATCTCGGCGAAGGCCTTGATCGCGGGATCGTCGGCGGCGATCGAGCCCTTGACCTTGTCCGACCACTCGAACTTGACGTCGGCCGCCTTGACCGGCGCCGGCCGGCCCTTGGCGAGCTCGGTGCGCGCGCCCTCATAGGCCTTGAACAGCTTGTCGATCGTGCCGTTGTTGTCCTGGCCGAGCAGATGGTCGGCTATGCCCTGCGGCTTGTAGAGCCCGGCCTGCGCGCCATCGGCGCCGCCGATCGGGAAGCCGGCGCCGCCCGCGCCAGCGCCCGCGCCTGCGCCCGCACCGCCGGCGCCCGCACCTGCTCCGGCGCCTGCGCCAGCACCGCCAGCGTTGTTGTCACTTCCGGCGCCCGCGCCGGCCCCTGCCTGTGTCGTCATGGTTCACGGTCCTCGTTTTGGCCTCTTTGTTCTCGGCCGCGGCAATGGCCTGGTAGATGCTGCGGACGAATTTGCAATTCGCGTCATGCGCGATCACCAGCGGCGTGATGGCGTCGATCGAGAGCTGCGCGCTCGCCGGATAGGGCTCGGCGTCGATCGTCATCTCGGTCATGATCCGAAGACACTCACGCCCCGCCGGCGTCGAAAAGGTATCGCGGAAGATGTTGGCCTCGCGCTTCATGGCGCGCTGCTGCTCGGCGCGCTGCTTGGCCAGGCCGCCAGCGGCGCCGTTGATGCCGCCCCAGCCGTCCGCGTCGGCGCCGAGCTGGCGGGCGATTTCGGCGAAAAGACCTTCGACGGACGGCGCCTGGTCCTGGCCGTCTATCGCGCGGGTTTCGGCATCGGGCTCGATGCCATGCGGGTTCTTGCTGTCTGTCACCTTTGGCCTCTACTTCCCGGCTGTCACGCCGCCTGCTGTTGCAACGCCCCCGCCGGCGGCGCCTGGCCGGCCGCCGGCGGCGGCTTGCCCGCCATCTGCGCCTGGGCGATCACGCCGGCGACGACCTGCATAATCTGCTTCTTCTCGTTGTCGCCGCGGATGTACATTTCCGACACGCCGAGCTTGCGGCCGATATCGGCAAAGATATCTTCCACCTTCGACGTCAGCATGGTCATCTCCATGCCGCCGAGCGAGAGCTGGATCTGCAGCCATTCGACGATCGACGACACATCCTGCGCCTGCTGCATCTTGGCGATCGGCGACACGACGTCGACCTTGAGGAGCAGCTGGTCGATCTTCAGCTGCGTCTTGATCAGCTTGCGCCGGTAGAGCACGTCGATCACGCGCTGGATCAGCGGCCGGATGATCTCGAGCACCAGGCGCGCATAGGCGCCCGACAGGTCCGCCGAAAGCCGCTTCATGCGCTCGACGATCTCGGTCGCCGAACGCACCGCGCCGCTATCGGGCGGCAGCGTGTCGTCGAGCATGGTCTGCTTCACGTTCTCGCGCAGGTCCTGCAGGATGATGTTCGAGATGTCGAAGCGGCCGGGAACCTCGAGGCGCTGCACCGACGCGCCCATCGAGCCGCCGGTCGAGCCGACCGCCCACATGGCGCCGGGCTTCATGACGGCGGTTTTCGGATTGAACACCCGGTCGTTCTTGTAGGTCCACAGGCCAAGGATCGCGAAGGCGGCCGCCTTGATGGTCAGCTCCGTCACCTTGTTCAAGGTCTTGGCGGTCGGCAGGCCCATCAGGCCCGGGCCGCGGCCCATCGGTTCGCCAGGCACCTTGTAGAAACGCGGCGTCAGCCACGGGCAGGTGTTCTCCGTGGTCTTGTAGATCGGGCCTTCCTCGCATTTGTCGGGGCGGAAGGCATAGAAATCCCACTGGCCGGTCGCCGGGTTGAACTCCGAGGCCTGCAGGATCTTGATCTCGGTTTCGGGCGCTTCCTTGATGATCTTCGCCAGCTCGGGCGAGATCGTGGCCTTGGCCCATAGGCCGGGGACGTCCTCGGCCGGGTACATCTTTTCCCAGTAGACGCCGTTGACCCTGGCGTGGCCGTCCTCGCGCAACGCCAGCTCGGCGATCGGCACGGCGACGAAGCGCAGCACCTCGCGTTCGCTTTCCGTCATCAGCAGCGCGCCGGTGCCGCCGAACAGGTCGAGATACATCTCGCCGGCGGCGACCGCGAAGTCGGCGCCCTCGAGCACGGCCGAGACTTTCGTTGCGATCAGGGCGAGCTCCTGCTCGACTTCCTTTTTCGCGTCGCCCTGCAGCTCGAGATACGGCCCGACCTTCAGTTCGAAAAAACGCTGGAAGGCCGGCGTGACGTCCTGGCTCATGCGTCCGGCGAAACGGAATGCCGCCTTGGTGGCGGTGCCGTCGAAGATGCGGTCGACGCGGCCTTGCGTGGAAGCCGCCGGCGTGCCGGCCGGGGCGCGGTAGGGGATCACGTACTCGTAGAGCTCGTTGAGCAGCGACTTGTGCTGCATGCACTTGGCATAGGCGCGGCCGGCATTCTTCGCGACGCGCTTGAGCGGCGAGGCGTCAGTGCCCGCGTTCTGGCCGCCCTCGGCCCCGGCGACGTACTGCGTGGCCGCCATCAGCCGCCCAAAGTGGATTTGCGCTGGTCGTTGTAGGCGAGCGAGCGACGCAGCGACGTCGCTCTGCTGGCGAGCGCCACCTTGGCGTCGGCCTCGGCGTTGGCGCGGTTGGCCTGCGCCTGCTGGTCGGCCTGCGCCGCCTTCTCGGCCGAGCTCGGACCTTCCTGCTTGACGCCGAACAGCCCTGCGATTGCTTTCATGGTCGGGATCTCCGAGCGGACGAAATCCGGGGGAGAGTAGCGGCCGGGCGATCGTGTTGCGTTTTACGCTCATGCGCGGCGCGACCAGGTGCGGATCCGCGATCGGCCGAGATGCTCGTCGAGCGGCAGGAAACCGGCGAGGAGCGCAAGCCGGTGCCCGGCCGGATTGTCGTCGTCGATCCGGCAGATCACCTCGCGGTCGGGCAGGATGGTCGCCGATCGGTCGAGCAGGTAACGCAGCGTAGCAAGCGCTGGGCGCTTGTCCTCGCGCAGCATCAGCCACGCCTCGAGGCGGCCGAACTCGACCGGATAGAGCCCGCAGATCGCCTGGCGCTCACCCTGGCGCCAGAGCGTCCACGCCGGCCCGCCAAGGATCTGCACCCGCGCGGCCTTCCACATGCGGTTGCCCGCATGCGGAAACATGGCGGCATAGTCGGCGAGCTCGGCGGCGCGGAACTGCATCACTCGGCCGATAGCTCGGGGATGTTGTGCAGCAGGTTGATCATGGTCAGATGCTGCGCGGACAATCCGTCGTAAGCTCTCTGAAAATGATCGACGGTCAACTCCTCGTCGGTCTTGTCGTCCGGCACGACCTCGTCCATTGCGCGCGAGATGGCGCTCATAGCCTCGATCATGTCTTTGCGCCTCGCCATTCGTTCGGTCGGGGTCGACGGTCCCCAGCCTCGGCGCAGGCGATCTAGTTCCTGCCGTTCGGTCGGGGTCGCCTCGTCCCACGTGCGCAGCAGTTCGACCTGGCGCTCATGTGCTCGATCGAGATCTCGGCGCAGTTCTTTGACGAAACGCAAGGCCACTCCGGGCTTCTCAGTGCAGCCCAATTCCTTGCAGATGTCGGCTAGCTCGCTCATCACGTTCTCCACACATCAAAGTCGGTTTTCGCCATAGTGCTGCCCGGGCGATCGTCGTCATCCTCGCGGGCGTATCGATCGCCGCCGGCGCCCTGCAGCTCGCCGCGCTCGATGCCGACCAGGCCGACCAGGTCCATCACCAGGTACTGCAGCGCGTCATGTGGGTTGGAGAATTCGTTCTTCTCCGGCTTGGGGTCGGTCCCGGCCTCCTGGCCGCGGCGTTTCTTGTAGCGGTAGTGCGACGAAAACCCCTTGCGCAGCATCTTGCAGCGCGGCGACAGCAACAGCGCCGGTTCGCCGCGGGTGACGTTGAAGCGGAGCAACTGGCGCACGCCGTCCTGCCGCGGCTGCAGCTCGTTGGTCTCGGCGGGGAAGATGGTGATGTCCATGACGTTGGCGACGGTCTCGAACATCGACTTGTCGCCGTGCTCCTGGTCGGCGCCGTCGAAACCCTTCATGTCGCCGGTGGCGCGCTCGATGCGGAAATCGCGGTACCGGCTCTGCAGCAGGATCTTGCACTCGCGGCCGAAGCCGGTCGGCCCGATGCGGCCGGGGCAGAGCTCGTCGAGCACGCGCAGCTGCCCGCGCGGCGTCCACTGCGCCACGATCATGGCCGGGCCGCGCACGCCCTGGTCGAAGCCGAGCCGGAGCGGCAGGCCCTTGATCGGCTCGAGATCCTGGTCGGCGCAATGCACCGTGTCGTCATACTCCTCATAGACCGGCTCGCCGTCGCGGGAGAAGCCTTTCACGCCGTCGACCATGCGGCGCACCCAATCCTTGCGGTGCGCATTGAGCTTCGCCAGGCGCTCGTAATCCTCGCGGGTGTTGTTGAGGTTGCGGTTCTCGCCCTGCGGGCTCCGGCCGGACGGCAGCTTGTAGAGCTTGTGCAGCTCGGGCCGCTCGTCCTCGAAAACCTTGTAGACCCAGTTGTCCGGATCGCTGGCGTTCATGTCGCCGGTGACGACGGCGTAGTAGCGGGCATCCTCGGCACGGTCGAAGAAGCGCGCCGGCGGATAGCGCCGCTGCTGGACGCGGCCGAGCGCGTAGGTCAGCACGTCGCCGTTCTGCATGTCGGCCTCGCCCATGTTCACCGACGTCGGCTCGATGCCGCGCAGCGCCGCGTCGACGTCCTGGTCCTGGATGGCCTGGAACACGATCTCGAAGAAGATCAGGCTATTGTCGCGCGTCTCGAATTGCAGGCTGTGCGTCGCCTTGCGGTTCTCGCCGCCCGACCAGTTGCCGACATCCGGCCCGAACCACGCCCACCAACTCTTGATCGTGGTGCCCCACAGGTTGGCATAGGTGTCGCGCACCTCGATGTGGCGGAACAGCCGGTGCCCGGCATAGGGCCCGCGCGTGCATTTCGGCATCTCGGCGGCCAGCGTCAGCTTGTCGAAGAAGTTCGTGTTCGTCTTGCCCGAGCCGATCGGCCCGTGCAGGAACCGCACCGCGTTGACGCGATCGCGCATATAGGCCAGCGAGATCGGCCCGGCCGGGTTGAAGTCGCGGATGTCGATCTTGTCGATCTTCGCCGCGCGGTAGAGGGCGAGGACTTCGGGATCGAGGCTCATTGGCGCTTGCCTTGCTTGGTTGCGAGCCGCGGCCGGAGCTTGCCGGCGCGGGCGCGCTGCTGGACGGTGAACGGCACGCCGGGCCGCTGGCGGAAGACGTCGGCCAGGACCTCGCGCACCAGGTCCGCGCCTGGTGCATCGACCGCAAGCATCATCAGCGCGGCGTCGGCGAGGGCGTGGCGGATGTTCGTCGACGTCGGCGCCGGCGCGCCTGCGGCGATCGCCGGGCTGCTCGACGAACTCGGCTTCGGCCCTTCGCGGTTGACGGTCCTCGAAGCGCTGGGCGGTGCGGATGAAATGCATCGAACCTCCCGCGCCGATGCCTTCGACCTCAAAAACATCAATCCGCTGAATGTCCTGGCGCTCGAAATTGAATCGACCCCGGATGCGCGCATCCTGCCCTTGACCGTCGGCCTCGCCGATCATCTGTTCGAGCATGACGGCCAGATCACCAAGCG